GACCCTAAACAATATAATGAATTCACACCACAAAAATATTTAAAAATTATTCAAGATAAAAACTTACCAGTCATTCCAATTCGATCAAAAAGTGGAGGACTTCATCTATACATCTTCACTAAAGAACCAGTTCCAGCATCGGTCATTAGAGAATTTTTATCTTCTTTATTATTTATATTTGGCTTACCAGCTAAAACAGAAATATTTCCCAAGCAAACTAAACTAGGATTCAATGCTGATAACATCAAACAATCAGGGAGCTTTATAAATCTTCCTTACTTCCCTGCAGAAGAAACAGGAGTCTTATTGCCTGATGGAAAAAGATTAGAACTTAAAGATGCTTTAAATGTAATTGCAGATAATTTACAAACAAAAGAAAGTCTTAAGGAATTAGTTATTCAAAAAATAAATGAAGTCATTACTGGAGGCCCAAAAGATTTATTAGATGGTCCACCTTGTCTACAAATGATCTGTAAACAAATCATGGAGACTGGTAAAAAACTTACCGATGAAAGAGATAGGTTTTTATATAACTACATGGTCTTTGCTAAAAAGAAATTTAAAGATGAATGGGAAACTGTCGTCTTAGAAGCAGGAAGAGAATATATTCAATACGATAAAATATGGGGGGATGAAAAAATAAAAAGTAAAATTAAAGACTGGAAAAAAGAAACAGCTGGTCATCTATGTCATGAGGAACCTATTAGTAGATATTGTGCTAAAGCAACTTGTGTTAAAAGAAAATTTGGAATTAATGTAGGTAGAAAAAATAGTTGGCCATTAATTTCAGGTTTAATTAGAATTAATTATAAACCTGATCCAGAATTCTATGTGAATGTAGAAGTATCAGATAGTAAAACAATTCAAGTTCATGCTAAAGATGTTAAAAAAATAACTGAAATGAAAGAATTGAGAGCACTCATTGCAGCCCAAACTGGTGTCTGTCCTCCTATTATAAAACAAAATCAATTTCAAAACATATTAGACTCTTTGTATCCACCGGAAGATTTGGCTCCGCCGGTGGGTACAAGCCCTGTTGACATGTTAAAAAAATATTTAACTGAATATGTCAACGGACCTAAAGCCAAAACTTATGCAGCGTTTAAAAGTGGCGCTGTCCTAGAAGAAGATGATTATTATTATTTTGATTTTGATCAATTCTTTGATTATATAAGAAGATATGAATGGAGAAAGGATAGTTCTCGAACAGGAGTCATGATAAAAAATATTTTTAGTGGAGAGTTTGGAATCCAAAAAAGATTTCCAAAAGGAGATAATACTAAATCTTTTCCGCCATTAAGATGTTTAAAAATTCCTAAGGAAGATTTATTCAAGGAAGAAATACCAGACGAAATCATACAAATAGAAAACAAGGAGGATATAGTATGAAAAATAAAGACACCGGATGGGGAGCCTCTCCTATTGGAAAGCAAAAAGCCCCACCACCAAAAGTATATGTGTGTATGCCTACTTATGATACCATGCATACTGCAACGTGTTTATCTTTAATAAAATTATTTGACTCAATGACTGCGAGTGGAATTAAGATGAACATTAGTACATTTAAATGCCCTTACGTAGGATATGGAAGAAACATATTAGCAGCATTATTTTTAGACTCTGATTATGATTACCTATTGTTTGTCGATGCAGATATTCAATTTGAACCAGATGCAGTAGCAAGAATGCTCGTAACGAAGAAAGATTTTATATGTACTCCCTACAGAAAAAAGACAGAAGATATTTCTGTGAGATATTCTGTAGCTTTCGAAGATAAAAATAATATTAATGTGGAACCTTTTGGAATTGCCAAGATTGCTAAAGGTCCTGCTGGATTAACATTGATTCATCGTAGAGTTTTTGACAAATTAATGAAGCTTCATCCAGATTTAAAAATAAAACATTTTAATGGAATCCCTAAAAAAGCAGGGGATAAATATTTATTTAACTTCTTTGATACAGACTTCGATCCAAAGATTGGTTTATGGGAAGGAGAAGATATTAAATTTTGTAATCTTGCTAAAGAAGCTGGCTTTGACATGTGGGCAAATTTAAATTCTGAAGTAACTCATTATGGAACTTATGGCTATACCGGTAAGTTTGGAGATACATTAACTAAAAAACCTAATGGCTCGGGTTCGTAAGATATATGGGCCCCCAGGCACTGGAAAAACTTTTAGACTAATACGCAGAGCCCAGGCTTATCATAGAGTAGGAATTCCTTACCATAAGATAGGGTACTTTGCTTTTACACGAAAAGCTGCAGGGGAAGCACGTGCGAGGATAGGTGTATCAGAAAAAGATGTACCTTATTTTCAAACTCTTCATGCATTTGGTTTTCATTTATTAGGATTAAAAGAAGAAAACATAATGCAGCCTTATCATTATCAAGACCTTGGAAAAAAATTAGGCATAAGAGTTAATTTTTCTGATGCCTACAATGAAGAAGAGACCCATTACTTAACATGTAACAATCCATACTTTCAATTAATAGGGAGAGCTATTAATAGAGATACAACTATTAGAGAAGAGTTTGATAGAAATGAACATGACCGAACTGAAATAGACTGGGTAGTTTTAAAAAATATAGAAAAGAATTTAATAGAATTTAAATCTAAAAATAAACTTAAAGACTTTAATGATATTATTAATGATGTTATTAAACTAAAAGATACCCCTGAATTCCCTACCTTTAAGACTGTTTTTATTGATGAGGCACAAGACCTCTCTCCATTACAATGGAAACTTTATGATGTATTAAAAGAAAAAACTGAAGACATGTATCTGGCTGGCGATGACGACCAAGCTATCTTTGCATGGGCTGGCGCTGATGTGAATAGATTTATAAATGAACCTGCAGAAGAAAAAGTATTAAAATATTCCAGACGTGTTTCACAAGCTGTCCAGGAACAATCACAAATAATAGTGGAACGTATATCAGGCATCAGGAAACATAAAGATTATCTCCCCAGGGCGCAAAAGGGTCTTGCGTCTCAGATATCTAATTTAGGACAAGTGGACCTTACCAAAGGCAAGTGGTTAATCTTAAGTAGAACAAAAAATAATTTATTAAAAATAATGGAGGAGCTCAGAAGGAAAGGTTTATATTATCAAAGTAATAAAGGAAAAAGTTTTAAAGTTAGTTTATATAAAGCAGCGGTGGCCTACACGAACTGGTGTTTTGATGAAAAACTTGAACCAAAAGATATTGCAGAAATAAAAGAATATATCCCTGATGGAAAATGGAATACCAAAAAAGAATGGCATGAAGTATTTACGTTAGCTAATCAGGTAGATATTTTATATATAAGAAATTTATTATCCAACGAAGAAAAATTAAGTGAAGATGCAAGAATATTTGTTTCTACAATTCATGCAGCTAAAGGTGGAGAGGAGAATAACGTAATTTTATCTTTACATCAAGGAAGAAAAGTTCAAAAAGGAATTGCATTAAGTCTTGACAAACAAGATGAAGAACATAGAGTGTGGTATGTTGGCAGTACGAGAGCACGAAATAATCTATATTTGTTAGTTTCAAAAATTCAACGAAAGGGATACGTATTATGAGTAATGTATATAAGAAACAAGTTGGAGGAGATCATTACGCATCTATGATTATTCAGCCATCAGAATTTATTAATAAAAATAATATTCCGTTTGCAGAGGGGAATGCTATTAAATATTTATGCAGGCATAAACAAAAAGGACAAAAACAAGATTTAGAAAAAGCAATCCATTACTGTCAGATGGCTATTGACAGGGACTACAAGTGAAAATCCCTCCATACTTATTACAAACCGAATGGGTTCAACCAGATGAGTACCCAGACCTACGAGAATATCCTGAAATTGCAATCGACTTAGAAACTAAAGACCCAGAATTAAAAACAAAAGGAACAGCTGCTGTTACAGGTAATGGCGATGTTGTTGGTATAGCCGTCGCTGTAGCTACAGGCTCTTGGTATTTTCCAATTGCACATGCAGAAGGTCCTAATTCAAATAGAAAAAAAACTTTAGAGTGGTTTCAAGATATTTTAAATTGTCCAGCTACTAAAATATTTCACAACGCAATGTACGATGTAAGTTGGATAAGGAATTTAGGCTTAAAAATCAATGGTTTAGTTGTGGATACTATGATTGCAGCTTCTCTTCTGGATGAGAATAGATTCTCTTACACACTTAATACTTTGTCCTGGGTATACTTAGACAAAGGAAAAAATGAAAGCGCATTAATTAATGCAGCGAAAGAAAGAGGACTCGATCCTAAAAAAGATATGTGGCAGTTACCTGCGTTAGTAGTAGGCGCGTATGCAGAGAAAGATGCTCAATTAACTTTTGAGTTATGGCAACGTTTAAAAAAATTAATTATTGAAGAAGATATACAAAATATATTTAATCTTGAGACTGATCTTTTTCCTTGCCTGGTGGACATGAAATTTCTCGGAGTGAAAGTCGACGTTCAAAAAGCTCATACACTGAAGACACAATTAGCATCCCAAGAAGAAAAACTAATCCACAAAATAAAAAAAGAAACAGGAGAAGACCTTCAAATATGGGCAGCAAGATCGATTGCCAAAGTTTTTGAAAAACTACACCTACCTTTTGACCGGACTGAAAAAACAAACTCTCCTTCATTTACAAAAAATTTCCTCTCTAATCATGAACATCCCATAGTAAAGATGATAGCAGAAGCTAGAAAAATAAACAAGGTCAGTACAACTTTTATTGATACTATTATAGAGCATGAACATAAAGGTAGAATCCATGCAGATATAAACCAAATTAGATCAGACGATGGAGGCACAGTAACAGGAAGATTTAGTTATTCTAATCCAAACCTACAGCAAATTCCTGCACGCGATCCTGAAACCGGACCTTTAATTAGATCATTATTTATACCAGATGATAATTGTAAATGGGGTTGTTTTGATTACTCACAACAAGAACCAAGATTAGTTGCACACTATGCTTTAAAATTTGGATTAGGTTCTGTTAATCAGATTGCTGATTCATATGATACTGATCCGGCTACAGATTTTCATCAAATCGTAGCAGACATGGCTCAGATTCCGAGATCACAAGCTAAAACTATTAATCTAGGTTTATTTTATGGAATGGGTAAAGCAAAACTCCAGGCCGAGTTAGGTGTATCTAAAGAAAAAGCTACAGAATTATCTGAGAGATATCATTTAAAAGTTCCATTTGTAAAACAATTAATGAATACTTTAATGAACATCGCCTCGACCAAAGGTCAGATTAAAACTTTATTACAGCGAAGATGTAGATTTCCTAGATATGAACCCATCCTAAGAGGAGTGGACTGGGGAAAATTTGTACCATCTGAAGATCATGAAAGGATGTTAGAGCTCCAGGGTATGGGTCCTGTCCTAAAAGATGATGACGATAATATAATTCAAGATGCAAAAGGTAATCCTAAGAAAAATTATTGGCATCAAAATCCTAGTCGAAGAGCTTTCACATATAAATCTTTAAATAGATTAATACAAGGTTCAGCTGCGGACATGACAAAAAAAGCTATGTTAGAACTTTGGAAAGAAGGAATCGTGGCTCATATTCAAATTCATGATGAACTAGATATATCTGTTAAAGATGATACCCAGGCTGAGAAGATAAGACAAATAATGGAAACTGCTGTTGAGTTAGAAATTCCTAACAAGGTTGATTACGAATCAGGTCCTAGTTGGGGAGAGATAAAGTGACCTATAGTTTTAAAGATCATGAACAGGCTGACGTAAGAAATTTAATCATGGCTATCAATGTTATGGGAAAAGATTTAGTGGGTTTAGAATTAGGAGTTCTGCAGGCGGAAAGTTTGATGACTATTCTTCATAACTGCAGTATAAAAAAATTATATGGTATAGATCATTGGAAAGGTTACACTGATTATTTAAGCAGGAACCCAAACTATCAACCTCAGTATACAGTCTCCGATGAAGATTCTGAATATAATAAACTGACAGCGCTGCATCGAATTAAATACTCAGGTATGAAAGATAAAGTAATAATAATTGAAGGAGATTCTCTAGAAGCTGTTAAAGAAATAAAAGATAAAAGTTTAGATTTTATATTCTTTGATGCCATGTTAAATGAGGAACAAACTTACAAAGAAGCTATGGCCTACTATCCTAAAATAAAACCAGGTGGATATTTAATAGGCGATGACGCTTTTTGTAAAGACCAGGTCATATTACCGTTGACCGAAGTCTTAAAACACTATAAAAATGCTAATCCAATCATCACATATGGACGTTGTTTTATGGTAAAAAGATCGGTATAATAAACAGAAAATAGGAGAAAACTATGGACAAAGTAAAACAAATGTGGGCACTAGTCGTAGCTAATAAAAAAATAGCTATCGGTGTAGTGGTTGCCCTTATCATTATCATCAGCCTAATAAACTAATTTATGCATGGCCTATCTAAATGCAAACATTCCTGTGATGTACGCACAGATCAGGAGAGAGTATCTCTATGACCTTAAGGATCACTTTGGAGAAGTGGAAGACTGCATTATCTTTGGTTTGGCATCGATTACAGGACGTCCGATCCTCTTTCATGCTGTTATGGAAAATGGTGCTGTCTTCTATCGTTTGCCTATTTCGGCCTTCATTCAGAGAGGATTTGCTGTCAAAGAAGTTCCTAGGATGCGACTTGACGAGTTGGAGCTTTGGAATTGTTTCAGTTACTATCCTAGCGTTACTTCTTTTGATATCTTAGACGGGCAAGCAGGAAAATTTTTTGGAAAAGATAGGAAACTCCATCCAGGGGCATACCTTTTTACGGTTGACTGGGCGCATCCAGAGAGTAATATAGTGGATACAGATCATTCTGAAATACCGCACGAACATAAGTGCGCTCACATAATGGCCTTGGATGATGGCAATTATGCAGCCCAACCTAACAATAGAATATTGTGGGACATACCGTCATTTACAGTTAGGAACGAAGTACCTGATTGGAAAGTACAAACTAGTGACTGGAATGTGGAAGATACGGGCCAGTGGCAAACAGAAGACACCGACAGGTTCTTCTACAAAATTGAAGAAGAACAATCTACCACTAAAGATAATAGCTGGGGGATTGTTAAGGAGAAAAAAAATGAGTAAATGTGGTAAATGTCATTGCGATTGTCACTGTGACAACGAGTTTCACAATCATCATTGGGATGGCGAGCCTTGTACTTGTGACAAATGTGAGTGTAAAGCTACAGCCGAAGATAAAACATATGAAACCAGTCATGTAATTAGTGGTGTAGTTGTAGATGATACTGGAGAATGTGAGAGCTGCCAATGAGAAAATTAATATTAATATTATTTCTATTAGCATTTACTTCCTGCGTTGCAGTAGGTCCTAAATGCACATACACACAAGAAGGAACAAAAGTTGAGTCCTGGGTATGGATTTTCACAGATGGAAAACCTGTGGATGTAGATAAGATGAACTGTAACTAATGGTAGAAAAATTAATGACATTATTGGTTGGCATTTTATTAACCCTAGCAGGGTGGTCACTCTCTAGAACATTTCAACTTTCAACTATTCAAGCTGTACACGAAGACAAAGTACAAAAATTAGAAAAACATGTAGAAAAACTACAAACTAAAATGGACGACATGATGGATTCAGATGAAGAAATTATGGAACAACATAAAAAATTATTTGAAGCTTTAGAATCAAATCAACCCTCAACAGGATATAGCTATAACTAATGAGTAAACCTCTCAAAATTTCTGAAGAAGCAGCCGTGCAAATGCCGATGAAAACGGTAGCCTCATTGATCACGCTCGTCGCGATCGGGACCTGGGCTTACTTCGGCATCATTGAAACTCAAAATCGGATTCAAACAACTTTAAAGTTAATGGAAACTGATGTGGTCGAAAATTCGGACTTCCGAATCAAGTGGCCGAGGGGGCAGCTTTAGGCGCGCTTCCGGCTGACTCAGAACAATTTATGCTAATTGAACACATGGCTGGTCAATTAGAAAAAATGGAAGGACAAATGGAAGGTATGCTTTCAAATACCGTAAACATAAAGCGTTTACAAAAGGATGTTGAAAAGATAATATCTGATGTAGAAAAGTTAAAAGATAAGCAAAGAACTTTTTCTAACGGAAATGGAGGCCATCAATGATCCTTAAATTTTTAAAAAAAATAAGTAGTCAAAAATGGTTTGAAAAACTATTTGGAAAAAGGTGTGCGTGCGATGATTGAGACTGTGTTTGCCCTACTATTAATATTAGACCATGAAATTAAGGAACATCGTATCCAGGACAGTCTATCCCAATGTTTGAAGGCCAAGCGTTACGCGATGAGAGACAAATCTACTACCGATAGAGTGATCTATCAGTGTGTTAAATCTAAGGCTAACATTGAAATCTACATGGGCGAGAAAAAAATTACTTCATTAATCCTTGAATAAAAAACAAAATCCAATAGCTAAATGGTTAAGACAAAGAAGATATAGAATGCTTGTAATGAAGAACAAGAAAAAATATAATAGGAAGGGGTATAAAAATGAAATTAAGCAAGAACTTTAGTCTAGCAGAACTAACTAAATCACAAACTGCTGAACGAATGGGACTTAATAACTCTCCTAATGAGGATCAAACTGAGAACCTTAGGCTTCTTTGTGAACGAGTTCTACAACCTATTCGAGATCACTTCGATGACATCGTGACTATTTCATCAGGCTTCAGGGACCCTATTTTATCACGTAAAATTGGTAGCTCAGAAAAATCGCAACATTGCAAGGGGCAGGCGGCGGATTTTGAAATCTTTGGTGTAGATAATAATAAGGTCAGCGACTGGATTAAAGAAAACCTTATGTTCGATCAATTGATCCTGGAGTACTACACTCCTGGAGAACCAAACTCTGGCTGGATACACGTGAGCTACAATAAAGATATTAATATGAATAGAAAAGAATACTTAATGGCTATTAAAAATGATTCAGGTAAAACACAATATAAACCTATTCTTGGGCTCAGTACGGATCGTTATGTCAGATAGTAAAATATTTGATAAATATAACTTTCAAAAAATCGATACGGTACATGGGATATGTGAAAACTGTCAATTGCCCACAATTCTAGTGGCAATTGTTTCCGAGTTTTATAGATGTACCAACTGTGGTCATGATACTAAACAACATGTTAATGGCAGCATAAGATATTTACAAATTTCAGAAGAGGATCAACAATGGCTAAGAAGAAACCACTCTACGGAGTAAACCTTTACCATAAACGAACCCACAAAAAGCGTCCAGGGAGACATAAAAAGAATCAAAATAAAGCAACCAAGCGCATGAGGAAGCAAAAATATCGTGGCCAAGGTAGGTAGTAATGGCAAAAACATTGGTAGTTTTAATCTTATTATTCGATGGAACCTTAATACAAGAAAGGTTGGATTTCTTACAACCTGTAGCCGTTCATGACTGTTTATTATATGCTGACGATCATAGAGAAGCTATCTCTACATATAGAGAGTTTGACGACGCTATGCGCAACGGGTGGTATCTAAATGACCATCGAGGAACAATCCAAGGGTTTATCTGTGAATAAAATCTTTGCCCTAATCTTCATGTTTTTAGGGGGTATGATGCTACTGAGTCTTTATATGTTATTTTTCTATGTAGGCTGACCTGGTTTTATGACTGGAAAACAGGTCCATTTAGTAAAAAGTCTCTTTTCTTCTATAACTTCTCTACTTAATCCTCCATCAAATAATATTTCAAATGATTCGCCATAGGCATCTTTAGTACATGCGTGATAAGTCTTGTATTCTAAGGGTATTTGGCTCACAGGTGTACATATTTTATCCACACCCGAACACAGTACCAGCACTAATAGCCACATTTTCATCTTGACAGTCCTTGAAAATTTATATAAAAATCCTATATCATTTGATATAAATGAAAGGATATAATAATGACAGACATAAGTAAATATAAAAGTCTAGCAGTCGATCATAGTTGTTATGCAACTATTGATAAGCTAACCCAGATTCTGGCCCCAGGAGTCAGACTGAGTAGAGCTCAAGTAATTCGAATGTTAGTCGACGAGAAAGCGAAGAAATTAAATGGCAAAATCAAACGTCTTCCCAAAGGCAGTTAATACGGAAGGGGAATGTAGAGACCCCATCCGTAGTCTTTGGAGAAATGTTTTAATTGTCGCTTTAGAAGACGCTATGGGTAAAGGAATCCATGTTGGCAGCATTTGGGGAAATAAAAACTACAGGTACTTATCTAAAAGAAGTGCGCGTGGTTATTTCCTGGACCCCAATTGGGACTTTAAAATGGTTTGTACTCTTGCAGGGTTTGACCACCTTTATGTACGAAAGAAAGTAAAAGAAAGGATAGAGAATGGAAAAACAAATTTGTCCTAGATGCTTTGGTAATGGTTTTATAAAAGTACAGAAGGACTACAAAGAAGAAAAAGAAATCGTGGTACAATGTACCATGTGTGATTCGGAAGGGGAAGTTTCTAAACTAGAAGGACCCCTTAACGAATTAAGAGAGAAGGGAGGACTATGAGTGTACCAGTAAAACAACTTCTATTAGAAGCCTTAGAAAAGAAATACGAAGCTGACATCGCTTCAGCTGAGGCTACTATTAAAATATACCTGACTAATTCAGTCGGGATTGGAGAACATGCCCAACATGTAGCTGAAGTAGATAAACAAATAGGAATCATTGCTGAATCCGATGATAAACTTAAGATACTAAGGGGTTATGAAACTAATAGTGCTACCACTACGACGTTCGAATAATGTATTCTAAAACTATAATTTTTCTCATGCTCTGCACATTGTTGGTGGCGTGCAAAAATATTGAAGGCTTTAACAATCCTATTGTAACTGCCTTAAGATTTAGTTATGGCATTGGGGGAAAATGAGTCACAAATTCAACGCTTTAGAAGAACTTATTAGAATTGATAAATATGCTGATCGATGGTGTCAAGAGAATGGTTACCCCATTAGACGCAAACAATATAAATACAAAAAACTAAGAGTTCAAAAAGATAAGTGGAATGCCTATATGCGACAGTATAGAAAACGTCCGTATGTAAAAGCTAAAGCTCATGAATATTATTTAACTAGAATCATTAAACAAGCAAAGGAAGCCAATGAGCATTCAAGGAGACAGTAAGGAATATGATTTGCTGGCCGAGTGGGTAGCTGGGCTTCAATTACCTGATCCATTACCTGAACGCATTTTAACTTGCGAGATAGGAGTTCGAGAAGGACTCGGTTCTAAAGTTATTCTAGAGGGAATGCTTACCAAATTACCAAAGGGACGAACGAGCTTTAAACACGTAGGAGTTGATCCTTATGACAATTTAAAATATCAACACTATGATGATTCGCCTGCATACACGGCTGACTATACTCCTCAAATGATGAAGCAAATGGTCCAGGACTTTAAGCCTTATCTGCCTCATTATAAATATCTTCACATGACTGATACTGAATTCATGAAAGAATGGTACGATCGAGGACCTTTTTATTTTGTTCATTTAGATGGACCTCACATGACTAAGGATGTTTTTACTGAAGCGATCTGGTTTGCGAATCGATCAGCGATTGGGAGTAGAATGGTGTTCGATGATTATACTAAATATGGAATGGATCAAATTGCCTATACTTTGACCTATTTTGGGTATCAAACTAAAAAAATGGGCGATTATAAATGTATGTTAGAGAGGATTAAATGATTTTAAAAAAGAAATATAACTATATGCCTCCGGATCGAGTGACCACTGAAACCACTAGGCTCTATAATCTATATGGCCAAAAGTTACCAAGTGTTACGACTATCTTAAAAGCGACCCAAGACTTAAGAAAAACTATGGCTTTGGCTAATTGGCGTAGGACTCTGGGGGAAAAGGAAGCGGATAAGGTTCGCGACAATGCAGCGAGGCGTGGTACAATTATGCATAGAATTCTGGAAGGGTTTATCATGGACAAGCGCCATATGGACCTTTCTACGTTGGGTCAGGAAGCAGGCATCATGGCCCAGGCACTTATCGATGATGGCTTTCTAGAGGCTTTAACGGAGGTCTGGGGCACTGAAATGATGCTAGGTTATCCTGATTTATATGCTGGGGCTTCAGATGTGGTAGGTATTTATGATGGACGCGAAAGCATAATAGACCTCAAACAAGCAAACAAGCCTAAAAAGAAGGAATGGATATCTGATTATTTCATTCAGGCTGCAGCGTATGCGATGGCTCACAATTTCATGTATAAGTCTAAAATCCAACAAGGTGTGATCCTGGTTAGTGTAGAAGGTGGGCAAGTGCAGAAATTTGTTAGTAAAGACAAGGAATTCCAGGCTTTTATGTGGGAATTCTTAAGAAAGGTTAGTAGCTTCCATAGTATCTAATTTACCTAAATGATAAAATATTTTTTTGTCAGCGACGAGAGGGTGTTACAATGTGACAATGGCTTACTATTGTTGGTATCATTAACTAATAGTGTGTTTCACAACTGCTTCAGGCTGCTTCAGGCTGTGACAGGGGAAATCCCCTCGCGCGCGCATGAATTAGCTTTTTCAAAAGCTGATTTAGGTATAAAAAGTTCTAAGGAAGTATGACATCAAAGAAATCTAAATATAAACACATAGTAATTAAGAAGAAGCGTTATTATTTTTATAAGATAACGTGGGCAGATATTACAGGAGACAGTTCGCACGCGACGCTGGACGAATTTAATTCATTCAAGCCAAGTGTAATGATTACTCACGCGTATGTTTTTAAAAGAGATAATAAATATCTTTGGACGTTTGCTAGTTTCGAGGAGAATGACGAGCTATTCTCCGACAGGAATGTCTTTCCCATTGGCTGCATCAGAAAGAAGGAGAGAATCCTCCTTTGATTTATCTTCATTTAACTTTGGTTTATTTCTCACTTGTTCTTTCAACTCTTCTACTCCAACGCCTTCTAGGATCGGGGAGTAATCATCTATTATTTGTTTCATTCTGCTTTCTAACTCTTCTGTGGTTAAGTCTTCTAGCTTACCAGTTCGGATTATCTTTTGTTCAATATACAGACCCGCCGCCTTTCCTCGAGCTACTTCAGCGTTTACTGCAGCTGACCATGCTCCCTTCTTAAGCGCTTCTTTTCTAATTCGTCCTAGTTCCGAGATATGCCTGTCGAAAGTTACTTCATATTTCTTTTGCCATTCTTCTCTTAACTCTCCAATATATTTTACTACTAGTGGATAGAGTTTTGGATTCTGTAATTTACTTGCGTATTGACGAGCTGAGTCTTTACTAAAACCTGCGTTCAGTGCGCATTGTGTAGCTGTTTCTCTTCCTTCATTTGTTATAAGTTCATTAGCAAATTTCATTTGTTGTTCAGTTAATCTTTTTGGTAGTCCCATTGTTTCTCCTAATCGCATATTGGATCGTACTTAAGCTGGGCCATTTGTTCCAACCTAGTTTTTGGTTCGCGATCCTTTTTGTTTCTTAATGATTGTTGATAACTTTCTTTTAATTCATCTTGTTCTTTCTTCCCAAAAATTTCATCATAGTTATCTTTGTATTGTTGTGTAGATACTCTTGATCTACCATCCCATTGTTTACCTCTTCTCATTGTCTCTCCCATTGAGGTGTTCTTAAAGCGTTGAATTCGTCCTGCGTTAATGTTTGAACGTAATGATTATTTATTTTAGCTGAGCCATATTTATCAACCCAGTCTCCATTATAATAATGTGATTCAATTTCTTTTTCTTTAACCCAGTTCTTGATTCGAGTTAGCTTTTCCATTTTCTCATTTGTAACTGAGCATAAGAAAGTATTAACAGAATATCTCTTGCCTTTAGTAACCGGTGTAACCTGGTGTATCCAAAAACATCCTGCAGGAAAGATTAAACATTCTCCTTCTTTTAAATCTTCTGTGTGTTTGCCATTAAAGAATTTAAACTGACCACCATTAAAATCGTTGTTCAATTGTATGGTACAGCTGGCTGTAACAAAGTCATGACCATCGATGTGAGGATGCAGCCATCCACCTTGTTCGTAGCACATCAATCTATAAATGTGAGGATAGTTAATCTCATCTGCTAATATATTAACTGATACACAGTTTAAACTTTTAAGATAATCCAACCATTCACTGATCATTCCTTTAATTGCTTCATGTACGATATGAAATGTCTCGCTTCCATGTTGAAGATGGACCAGGTTAAACGTTGAGGATGTATCAACTCCTGTGTTTGCATTATAACAGTGTTCCCCTGATTTCTCAGCTCTCCTGCTCTCAAATTCATCCCTCAGCATTTTGCATTGGTCCTTATTAAGTAGTTTTTTCTTGAATATAAATTGTCGTTGATCCATGCCTTGAAATATAATACAACTTCAGTTATAAAGCAACCTATGTTTACCGGAAAATTATTAAGACAAGTATTAGATAAGTTCATGAAAGGAGAAGTGGCCAAGAATGCACGAGTCCAAGTTCTATTACCGAGTGGAGAATTTATGGACATCGATGGAATGAAACTCTTGCAAAATAAATTAATAGGTGTAAGAGAAACACATCGTTTGGTCTTCACAGTCACTCCTGAAACTTGGAAAATGGGTAAGGTTCTTAAGAAAGAGTAGTAGTGAAACCAGAAAGAAAATTTTGGCATGAAGTTAAGAAATCTACACCTCAAATTAAGTGGACAAGGATTGAAAATAGCGTATCTTTTGGTACTCCTGATCTATTGGGTTATAATATTAATTCCAAGTTTTTTACTGTTGAATTGAAAGTTACTAAGGGAAACACTGTTCGCTTCTCTCCACATCAATTCTCTTTTCATTTAAGTCATCCATACAATACATTCATAATGATCAAAGCCCTTGGGGCCTCTCACAAAGGTGTAAAACTTTATGAGGGGAAAAATATCAAGGAGCTTGCTTCCGGGGGCTTGAGGCTTGAGCCTCTGCGTCAGGGACTTCCTGCTTGTTGCTCTTATCTAACTTGGCTTGAGGCTTGAAGCTTGAGCCTTTGGGCTTGATGCTTGCTGCTCTTCTCTTTTCATCCGCTGCTTGACGCTTGAGCTCCTCGAATTCTTTCATCCATTGAGGCGTTAAGAAATTTTTAATTCGGGCCATTTTTTCTAGTGCTTCCCGTAACTCACATTTTTAATTGATTTTGTCCAACAAGCTCGGCAGGTCAAACATTTTCCACCCTGCGCAGGAGCTGGGCATGTTGCGCCCTTAGTGACGACCGTTGATGTATTAGGCCAGGAGCCTAGAGGCTCCTGGTCAACCATCGGCATGGAAAAACGTATGATCAAATTTTTCGGACATTGATCTAAATATTTTAAAACCCACGCTTCACGCGTTGGCATCCAGTGCTGTTTTGTAGGTGTTAATATACAGACAGCAAAAATTTTAATTAGGTGCTCTTCATCCTGGACGTCCCCTGAGTCATGCCACCTGAATTCTGGCTTCCTTCTATTATTAATTAATAAAGCCATTGCCCCAACCCACAGAGGACTAGTAATAGAATTCAACCTTCGGTACTGTGCATTCTGTACGACTGGATAACAGTATTGGCCTTTTAAGGCGTAGCAATTGTAGCAGGTTGATCCTTTAACCTGCCGGAGCTTTGACCCCGTTTTGCATTCTTTGGCTGGTAAACCATAACTGAAGCCGGGCATTTTTGATGGCTTGCTTAGGCCTCCGACCAGGTTCCATGCTTCGTGTATATTCATATATCCTATATAATCCTAATCTATTACTTTGTCAAGGCTTGATGCTTGATCCTTTTTGCTTCAAGAGTTTTTTCCAGCGCTTGTATGCGCCCTCCTTTAATGCTTTTTTTATTTTTAAATCAATTTGCTTGATGCTTGAAGCTTGAGCCTTTTTTCTTTTTAATTTTTTTCTACTCATTTTCTTTCTCTGTTAACCATTCATCCACTTCATGGGCTACGCCATTTGGAATCTCAGTAATGTTTTCAACGTCCCCATTATCCCACTGCACCTGAATGGCCCAGCTGGAAACTTTTTTCTTCTTAGCTGTCTTTTCTTCTATAGTCATACTTTCTCCTTGTTCTGATCTCCGACCACAACGAAAGCAAGAAGCAAGAGTTGGCAAACCACCCAGAACTCTTCTACATTTGCTCTACAATGGTTAGTTGCCCATTGTGGTCGGAGATCAGGCCCGCCCGATCTTCAGGGCAGAGGCCAATGTTATTTCAACCTGATCCCTGATCATACATCGGATGGAGTCGCGCGTGTGTCCACCTTTCCCCCGTTGCCGGATAAAGGATATATGATCAGGGATCAGGCCAGCAACCCGATATTTAATGTGGTATCGCCACATACGCGCGCTGGCTTTGGTCTGATCCCTGATCCATTGGATAACATCGGGGTCAAACCAATAGCTCCAATAGATCAGGGATCAGTTCTGGCTCATAGCACAAAGACGGACTATTGTCGGTTTGATGTACTACAACCAGAAGTTGTCCCTGAAGCAGTTATTATTAAGGCTCTTACTTCAGGAGCCTAGTTGAGATAATATAGGAGAAATGTGGCAGAACTATGGCAAAAACTAAAATAAAAAAAAATAAACTTCTTGACAAATCCTAAATTATCCTATATACTTGGACGGCGGTTGGGGATGGTGGTTAGTGTAATAAATAAAAAAACCTTGCCTTAAAATTGCCACATTTATTTGATAGGATTATCCTAGAAAGGAAAAATAAATATATGCCAAAAATGACAAAATATCAATTAGAGCATTTTGAGAGAAAAGTTAAAAGACAGCTCAACCCTCTAATTGAAGAACAAGAGCTTCTAGTCAAACAATATACGACAGAAGCAACCGAGAAGGCAAGCAAAAAACTTGCTGTTAAAATCGGCGCGCAACCAATCATAGACGCGTTAAAACAAGCTGAAGAAGATTTGCAAAAAGCGCAATCTTCAGCGCAATCTTTTTTTGAAAAGAAAGCTACAACGAAAGATATGAAGGCCGATTTAAGTTCCAAATTTGATAAAGAAAGTTATCGTTATGATGATGACAAAATCACTTTGTCGGATTGCCAGGAACAATTAAGAAGTTGGGCTAAATCACTTGCGGAGAGAGAAATAGAAAAAAGACCAGAAGGCAAGCAGTTAGCAAAACTTAAAGGCATAAAACGTTCAGCGCTGGACAGCATTTTAGAAAGCGAAGCGCCTTCTAGTTTGATTGAAAGTCTGAATAAGCACATGACAAAATATCTAGGGATATCTTGGCATGAAGAACCAAAGGCAATAGAGCATAAATAAACTATTGACATTAAGCATGGGATATGATATAATTATCCCATGTTTAACAAATCAAAACAAGGAGTAAATATGGAGTATGATACAAAGTTCCTTATTGTTGAAAGACATACTTGGAACCATCAACCTGACCATTTTAATATTGAGAAGGTTGCAAAGACCGAAGAACGAGCAACAGAAATAAAACAAGCACTGGAGTTGTTAAGTGAAAACGATACAGAACGAAGTTTTATTATAGTTAAAATAGAAGTACCAAAAAAAGTATTTAAAAAGGTGGAGGATATATTTTAATATGATTAATTGGATTACTAAAACTTTTAAAATAACTTATTATTCATCTAAAGATAAAAAGACCATTACAAGAAATGGTTTGAATGATGATAAGTCTGTGCAAGATACAACCAAAGCTGATAGGGCTTTTTATTGTTATTGGGATATTGATGCAGGTGGCTATCGTAAAGCGATGGACAGCTGGACAATAAGATACACATGATTTTTAATTTATTATTAATCATGGGAATCTTTTTTATAGTAGCTGGATTTAGTTTGTTCTTATACGTAGAGCATCGCTTAAGACAAGTTGATATTCAGCTATTTAAACTGGAACAAAAAAGGAGGAAACCTTTTTGAATTAAATACTTACTACTGGTTGTATGCAGTAAATGCATACAGCCACAGGTTGTGGCCCGTATCTAGTGTGTTGCATAAATGCAAGCACATGTGATAAAAATGTCACACACTCACAGGTTGAATTTTTTTTTTAAGATTGTCTTAATCTTGCCACATTTGTTTGATAGGATAGTCCTAACTTAAAAAGGAGCGATATGAGAAATAGAAAGAAAGCCATGAAAGTACAAATAGCAGAAAACCTTTTTGGAATTAAGGATGCAAAGTTTCCAAAGCATCTGACACCAGAAATAATTGCGACTGCATTATTCATTTATAATGCGCCAGATAATACTGATGTCCCAAGAAGAGTTGAACAAGGATGCAAAAAAATAGGGGATGAAGCAATGTCTTATGCAATGGCCTTGTTAGTCTTACCTGAGTTACAGAAGTTAACGATGAAGTCTGATGAATATCAGGAATGGTTGACTGCTAAGAACAAGAGCAATAAACAGAACACAGTTCACTAGATTTCAACCTGTGTATGTATGCAGTGAATGCATACAACCACAGGTTGTGGCGCCCGGCTTCGGGCGCCATGCTCCAAGAGGTCCCAACCCGATCTCCAATTTTCAAATTAGTCCAAAATGGGTTTTTTTTAACTCAAAAAGGGGTCCCAAAGTTTTGACTTTAGACCTTGATTTAGACGTTTAAAGCGATAAAATACTTATTGGGACTCCTATATGAACCTAGACAGAGAAAAATTAAAAAATTTTAATAAATTACCAGCTGATGTGAGAAGAGAGCTCTCACTAATGATGAATCAATGGAAAGAGAAGAAAAAGGAGTCTCAGGTTAAATCTGACTTTCTAAGCTTTGTTAAACATGTTTGGCCGGAATTTATAGAGGGGTCCCATCATAAAAAGATCGCAGATAAATTTAATAAATTAGCTCAAGGAAAAATTAAGAGACTCATTATCAATATGCCACCTAGGCATACCAAATCTGAATTTGCTTCTTACCTTTTACCCTCTTGGATGGTTGGAAAGAATCCTAAATTAAAAATAATACAATCTACAAATACTACTGAGCTTTCTGTGAGGTTTGGACGTAAGGCTAAAGGACTAATTGATTCGCAAGAATACCAACAAGTTTTTAAAACCAGACTTAGAGAGGATTCTCAAGCCGCAGGTAAGTGGGAAACCCAACAAGGTGGAGAATATTATGCTGCCGGTGTTGGTTCTGCCATTACTGGAAGAGGAGCTGATTTATTAATTATTGATGATCCCCATACTGAACAAGATGCCATGAATGCTAGTGCTTTGGATAGAACTTATGAATGGTTTACCTCTGGTCCTAGACAACGTCTTCAGCCTGGCGGCGCAATTGTGGTTGTAATGACTAGATGGAATGAAAAAGATTTAACCGGACGATTAATTAGTGCTCAAAAAGAACCTAAAGCTGATCAGTGGGAAGTAATAGAATTTCCTGCGATCCTACCCTCAGGTCAACCTGTTTGGCCGGAATATTGGAGTCTAAAAGATTTAAATGGTGTTAAAGCATCTATTCCTGGAAGTAAATGGAATGCTCAGTACATGCAGAATCCTACTTCAGAAGAAGGAGCTTTAATAAAAAGAGAATGGTGGAAAAATTGGGAGGATGACGAATTGCCTCCATTACAGCATGTTATTCAGTCTTATGATACAGCTTTTATGAAAAAAGAAACGGCTGACTACTCTGCAATTACCACGTGGGGAGTTTTTACCCCAAACGAAGATAGCGCTCCTGAATTAATTTTGGTG